GGTCTGGTAGTACCTTGGCAAGGATTGATGGCCCTGAAGCGGCTTTAAGAATGATCGGGGTTATTAAATGAATCCATACAAAATAATTGAGCCAACTTGCATCAGCTTTAGCGGTGGTCGAACTAGCGCCTATATGCTTTACAAGGTGCTTGAGGCTCACCAGATGAGCCTGCCAGAAGATGCAATTGTTTGTTTTGCTAACACAGGCAAAGAGGATGAAGCTACGTTGCGTTTTGTTGAACGTTGCTCAAAAGAATGGAATGTGGAAATTCATTGGGTTGAGTACCGTAACGCTGACCCTGCTTTTGAACGAGTAACTTTTCAGACAGCCAGCCGTGATGGTGAGCCATTTGAGGCAATTATTAAGAAACGTCAGTATTTGCCAAATCCTGTGACTAGATTTTGCACATCAGAATTAAAAATTCGCACCATTCACAAATATCTTAAATCTTTGGGTTGGGAACACAACGAAACAATGGATTGGGTTGGCATGAGGGCAGATGAGCAGCGTAGAGCCGCCAAAATTGCCGACAAATCCAGAATTCCACTAGTTACTGCTGGTGTTACAAAAGAAACAGTTGGCAATTTTTGGTGCAATCAGTCTTTTGACCTTGAACTGCCAAACATGAATGGGGTGACCATGCACGGCAATTGTGACCTTTGCTTTCTAAAAGGCGGGGCGCAGGTATTATCTTTAATTGCAGAAAAACCAGAAAGAGCCGTTTGGTGGGCGAAAATGGAGGCACTGGCACTGGCAAGCAAGCCAAGCGGTGCGGTTTTTCGTTCTGATCGTCCATCTTACGCATCAATGCTTAAATTTTCAGCAGATCAAACGGATATGTTTGACCCTGAAGATGAATCAATAGCCTGCTTCTGCGGGGATTAAATGAGCAGCCTTGACAAAGCCGTTGACTATTTGCGTGACCATGCGGGAGACTATGCCGTAGCCGAGGCGCAGCTGGTCTATATGCAAGAACTTAGAAAAACGGTCAAAGCGCAGCTGATGAAAGGTTTTGAATTGCAAGGCTTTAAAACAGATGCCGCCCAACAACGTGAAGCATATGCAGACCCAAAATATGTCCAGCACTTGTTAGCATTACAAGCTGCGGTAGAGCAAAGAGAGCGCACCCGCTGGCTGATGATTGCAGCCCAAGCCCGAATTGAAGCAGAAAAAGCCAATATTTACGCTGGCAACAGAACAGACAGGGCGATGCGGTGAATTACGAAAAACACAAGTACATCAGAAGCAAGAAACTATTGAAGCTGGTCGCAAGCCTTGATTGTCAACTTTGCGGGTCGGGTGTATGCGTCCAGGCGGCACATACAAACTGGGGCGGCGGCAAAGGCCGCGGCATCAAGGCTGACGACAATCTTACGGCGGCGCTGTGCATGAGTTGCCATCACGACATAGACCAAGGCGCCAAGTGGTCAAAAGCAGAGAGGCAGCAAGCATGGAACGTGGCTCATTACAAAACAGTACAAAATTTAACAGATAGTGGGCAATGGCCTGTTGACATACCTGTGCCTGAGATATCATAATTGTGATGTTGGTGTAGCTTAGTAGGAGAGCGGTCCCGCTTCGGTCGGGAATGACGGAGGTGCGAGTCCTCTCGCCAACAACTAACATGCATGGGGATTGAGCTGCTTGCACGCGATACCACGGGGCTAACCGTGTTGATGCTTGATATCAGTCCCCAGCCGTGTTGGTGAATGCGTAGGCTGATGCGCAAGGTGAACATAAGTCCATTTTCTAATTAAGAATGGCTACATCGCGAGCTAGAGAAGCACGGAGTTAAAACTCCCTGACCGTCGAGGCGGGATCACGAAAGCTGGAGATCAGTACCAGCCACTGACAACATTTTTTAAAGGAGAAACCGTGAAAACCCTATTCACAATCGCACTGTTAATTTCATTGTCAGCCCAAGCCGACACCATCCGATGCGTCAAAAATCCTGATGGCAGCGTCACTTGTGTTGTCATCAAAGGCGGCGGGTTTTGAAAATCACCCATAAAAATGTCACCGATCTAATTCCTTATGTAAACAACAGCCGCACCCACTCTGATGAGCAAGTGGCACAAATAGCGGCAAGCATAAAAGAGTTTGGCTGGACAAACCCAATATTGGTAGACGGGACAAACGGCATCATTGCAGGCCACGGCAGACTAATGGCTGCACGTAAGCTAGGCCACAAAGAAGTCCCCACGATCGAGCTTTCCGACTTGTCCGAAACCCAAAAGAAAGCCTACATCATTGCCGACAATAAATTGGCGCTGAATGCAGGCTGGGACAATGAGATGCTGGCTCTGGAGCTTGGTGAGATTGGTGATCTGGGGTTTGACCTTGACCTGACTGGATTCACAGCCGAGGAGATCGCGGCGCTGATGCCTGAGCAGATTGAGCCTGGCCTGACGGATGAGGATGCGGTGCCAGAAGTGCCAGAGCAGCCAGTCACTGTGCTTGGCGATGTGTGGCTGCTGGGCAAGCATCGGCTTATGTGTGGGGATTGCAAATCATTTTCTGATATAGAAAAATTGTTGAATGGACAGAAAATAAATTTGGTTGTTACTTCTCCACCGTATGCGTCTCAAAGAACATACGATGAAGGATCAGGATTTAAACCAATAAATCCAGATGAATTTGTCAATTGGTATCAAGATGTCGCATCAAATATCATGGCAAATTTAGCCAATGATGGATCATATTTTTGCAACATTAAACCAAATGCAGAAGGATTAAAAAGAGAACTTTATGTTTTTGACTTGGTGCTCGCTCATGCAAGGGATTGGGGATGGAACTTTGCAGATGAATTTTGTTGGGAACGATCGGGCATTCCTCAGCAGGTGGCAAGAAGATTCAAAAATCAATTTGAACCAATCTATCACTTCACAAAAGGAGAATGGAAATTTAATCCAGAGGCCGTGAAACATGAATCAAAGGCTGTGCCAAAAGCAAAAGGCAAAGGGGCAGGCGACACAAACGCAGCCAAGAGGCAAGGCCATGTTTCAGCAGTTGATGGTAACGATATTGCAGCAGGGATGGCATACCCTGGTAACAGATTGCCAACATTTCAATCCGAAGCTTTAGGACATCCAGCAGCTTATCCAGTTGGATTGCCAGAATTCTTTGTCAAAGCTTACACAGATTCAGGTGATGTTGTTTTTGATCCATTCATGGGGAGTGGTTCTACTTTGATGGCGGCTGAAAAAAATGGTCGCATTGCTTGTGGAACAGAACTTAGTCCAACTTACGTTGATCTGATCGTCAAACGCTGGCAAGATTTCACAGGCAAAATCGCAACACACGCAGAAACCGGCAAACCTTTCGCGGAGGTTCACAATGACAGCAAAACTTGAAAAACCCACTCTTAAAAGCAAAAAGACAAAAATCGTGCCAGCTAAAGAGCACGACCCAAACTACGGCGGCGCACGTGAAAACGCAGGCAGACCAGCCTTTGAACCAACAGATGCCGAGCGTAAACAGGTAGAAGCCCTGTCCGGCTACGGCCTCCCCATCGAGCAGATTGGCGCACTGGTGCGGGATGGCATACACATCGACACACTGAGGGCGCACTTCAGTTCCGAGTTAATAAGCGGCAAGTCCAAAGCCAATGCCCAGGTCGGCAAGACGCTGTTCAGCAAGGTTATGGCTGGCGACACGACTGCGGCTATTTGGTGGAGCAAGACCCAGATGCGATGGGCTGAGACCCAAAAGCACGAGGTGACTGGCGCTGACGGTGCGCCGTTGGAGTTTAGGGAAATCAAGCGGGTGATAGTCAAGACATGAGTGTTCTGGAGCTTCAAACCCCAGAATGGGCACTGCCGCTGATGGAGCCTGCCCGATACAAAGGCGCATGGGGTGGTCGAGGTTCTGGAAAATCACATATGTTTGCCGAGTTAATGATCGAGGCGCATATCATTGACCAGAAGCGGCGCAGCGTTTGCGTCCGTGAAATTCAGAAATCCCTTAATCAATCTGTCAAGCGGCTGCTGGAAACCAAGATTCAGGATATGAACGCTGGCGCTTACTTTGAGATACAGGATGCCGTTATTAAGTCTAGAAAGGGTGATGGCGCGATTATTTTCCAAGGTATGCAGAATCACACTGCAGACAGCATTAAGTCGCTGGAAGGATACGATTGCGCATGGGTAGAGGAAGCCCAGAGTTTAAGTCAAACCAGCCTTGACTTATTAAGACCAACAATCCGCAAGCCTGAATCTGAATTGTGGTTCACTTGGAACCCTCGCCAGAACAGTGACCCTGTGGATTTTTTACTGCGTGGGCCAGAACCGCCAGCCAGTGCAACCGTCATCAAGGTGAACTTTGGTGAAAACCCTTGGTTTCCGCAAGTCTTGAAAGACGAGATGGAATACGACAAGCGGCGTGACCCTGACAAATACCAGCACGTTTGGATGGGCCAGTACCTTAGGAATAGCAACAGCCGTGTCTTTAGGAACTGGAAGATTGACGAGTTTGAAGCATCGCCAGACGCAATTCACCGACTTGGCGCAGACTGGGGTTTCTCAGTTGACCCGACAGTATTGGTGCGCTGCCACATTATTGGGCGAACTCTTTACATTGACTACGAGGCGTATATGGTGGGCTGTGAGATTGTCAACACGCCAGAACTATTCATGCAAGTGCCAGAGGCTGAGAAATGGCCTATCGTGGCAGACTCAGCCAGGCCGGAGACCATCAGCCACATGAAGCGCAACGGGTTTCCAAAGATAATGACAGCGGTCAAAGGGCCAAAGTCGGTAGAGGAAGGCATCGAGTTTCTAAAGAATTACGACATTGTGGTTCACCCTCGTTGTGTCCATACTATTGACGAACTGAGCCTTTACAGTTATAAATCAGACCCATTGACAGGGCGAATCCTGCCGCACCTTGAGGATAAAAAGAATCATGTGATTGATGCCTTGAGATATGCCTGCGAGGGTATCC